TTTAACAGGGGTTTCTTCAACCACAGGGGTTTCTTCAACCACAGGGGTTTCTTCAACCACAGGGGTTTCTTCAACCACAGGGGTTTCTTCAACCACAGGAGGGGTCGGTAATTCGACCTCCTTCTGGGATTTCAGATAAGCAGCTCGGATTTTGGTCATGGGGTTTCCTTTCTATAGGTCATTGGAAGTAATGGCGTACTGCGGAACCACAGGAGTGAAATCAGCAAACGCATCATCTACTGTAACAGATGGTGCTGTTAATGGCTTACCATCAGCAATCTTCATAACGTGGATTATGGATGCACTAACGCCGGGGTTTTTATAAGCTTTAGAAGTAGCTTTAGCCCCGCTGGCGTACAACTCAATTACCGCTACGCAATAGCACCCGGAATAGATTTGTGATTTGTCTAAGATAGGGTTGCGGTCAATGTCTACTACACCGGGTTTATTGGAGTAGTTGCTGGCGTTAGCGACCACATTATCATCACTTAAGTAGGGGTATTTTTCATAATCTAAACCCGACTGGTTTTGTTTAGACTTGCTGCCTTTGCGGAAAGGATCACGGTAGTATGGCTGAGGGTTTACAGGTTTAAGTACTTCACGCATAATACGCTCGCTCTCTACTTCCATGGCGGCCCACACAGCCTTCTCTCTTTCGGTGAAGTCCTTTGGTGTGAAAATCATCTGGATAGAGTATCGAAGTGCGCCTTCGGAACCGTCCTCCCCCTTGGAAGACGACATTTCAAAAATACTAGGGAAGTTGGCTACGAATACGGGAGTTGTGAAGTGTTTGTTCATGAGTTTTCCGATCTAAATGTGGCTGTAAAGGGCTAAAATATCAACAGTAACGGCCTCTCTTTTGTCTGCTTCGGGGGCGAGAGTAAGCCCACCGTCTGGTTTTACCGAGTGCTCGGAGACCAAATCTTTCATTGTTTTTATCTTTTCTATCTGGGCAGGACTGCGTAGCTTCTGCGGTGTAAGTGCTTCGTCACCTAGGTAACTAACAAATACACTGCGAGCTGCTTCTTCATCTACCCATTTACGGTTCGACTTCTTACGGACCAGCTTGTACCCCGGAACAGATTCACCAGCAGAGAGTTTTCCTTGAGCATACCCAACTACTGCTGCACACCATGCTTCAATCGTTGGGATATGGGTAAGGAGCTGCCCCAGTTCCTCTGGACTAAGTACTTCGGGTTTCTGAAGTCGTGCTAAATCAGGCTCTTCTGCAAACGCTACCTTGGCATTTTCGTTCACGATGGTACGAATGGCTGGGCAGATAGGTTTAGCAGAACAGAACTGACACCACGAGCCTGACTGTACTGTCGGGTCATTGCTACGCACTCTACCAATAGCTTCTTTAAGGGTCTCTTTGAAAGCCATCAATGCGTTTACTGAATACGTAGTACGCTGTACCGGAGCATTCTCTGGACAACGAGGCTGAACAATAACGGCTTCAACACTATCAATAGTGTTCTTATCATCATCGCTTAGCGCTTCGTATGCCCCCAGTGCGTAATACAGTAGTTGGGGGTTTTTCTCTACGGCTACCGCTTTACCTTTACCATGTTTGTAGTCATAAACTACTAACTTGTTGTAAGGCATAAACATAACCGCATCAGCCGTCCCAAACGCTTCAGGGTCCACCGACAATTGGAACTTACATTCTATGGATAGTTCACCATACAGCTCCTCAACGTCGTTGCGAATGGTATCCAGATAAATCTGTATCGCATCCAGCATCTCTTCAGTTACTTTGATTTCGCTGTCGCCATACTCGATAATCTCATCCACCATACGGTAATCTACAGGCGTTCCGTTCCGTAAAAACGTCTCGGCTAACCCGTGAGCTACGTTACCTTCGTCAGCATAGACGCTACTGCTACGAGCAGGCATCTGAGCGATTAAAGGAACCGACCCCGGACAGTTAAACCAACGCTCCGCAGAAGAGGCTCCTATGGGGCTGTGTGCTTTCTGTAAGGTCATTCCGTGATTCCTTTTGTAAGACGAGCCAATAACTCTTTGCGTAGGTTTTGTGGTACTTCCGCTAATTTTTCAACAAAGAAGATGTCTTTTAACAGACCACGAATCCATACCTTGTACGACTCTGCTTTAGCGGCTTTGGCTTCACCAACGGCGTCCTTAGTAGCTTGGTGCAGCAGCTTACCCACATATTGTTGGAGATAAGCATCAGTAATATCTTCCTCTTCAATGTCGGGGGTAGGTGGCGTTGGTGCTACAGGCGGAGGCGTTGGTTCAGCATCAACAACAGGTGATGGTGCAGGTGCTTTCGCTGCTTTTTTCTTAGGTGCTTTTACTTCCTCTTCTTGTGTAGTTTGTGTAGTAACACTAAGCGAACCAAGGGCTTGCTCAGCAGCTTCTAATGCGCTCTTAGACGCTTGAATAAGTAGCAGCGTCGTTTCTAGTACTTTGGGGTCCATTGGGGGAGTGTCCTTTCCAAATAAAATCGTATCAATATTGGCTTGTTTTATTTTCAGTTGTTTTAAGATAGCTTCCTCCAAGCTATTTCGCACGATGATGTAGTGAACAAAAACAGGGTCTTCCTGACCCATACGGTTAAGTCGGTCACGAGCTTGGTCCATTATTCCGGGGGACCAGTCGAACTCTACAAACATGATGTGGCTACACACTCTTTGTAGGCCATCGATACCTTGACCAGCAGCCGTCAATTGGCCTATAAATACTTTGCACGTATCGTCCACCATAAAGCGGTTTACGGCAGCGTTTTTTACTTCAGGAGTAAGCCCCCCAACAACAGACACTGGGTTGTATTTGGCTAATCGCTCTGCCAGTGTGTCCAGTACCTCTCGGTGATAGGCAAACAACACTACCTTACCTGTCTGTTCAATAGTGTCTTCTATGATTTCTAAGGAAGCATCCAGCTTCTGTATACCAGTCAAACGTCGTTCGGTTGCTAACGGCGTGTCATCTGGGAACCGTATGTCTACGTCTACGATGTGCTCAATAGGGGTGACTGCTGGCAATTCATGAGCGACTTCTGATTTCATTCTGCGCAGCATAAACCCACTAAGTTTACTGCTCAGTTCGGGCAGGTTACTGGCACCAGTGAACACCCAGCCAAAACCATCTCGGTAGCCTGCACAGTAATACTTACCAAAGGCTTCCCATGTCTGGTGTTTGCCAAGGATATCAGGGCATAGCGCACGGATAACAGGGTACAATTCAATGGGTCGGTTCAACACTGGGGTGCCTGACAGGCAGGTAATGTATCTAGCCTTGTGGATAAACGAGTCTTTGTTCAAACACAATTTTGTCTTCTTGGTGGTAGGTTCTTTTAAATTGTGCGCCTCATCGAACACCACCATATCGATGCTGTTACCTGACCAAAGCGCTACTTGTTTTAGAAGCGTTTGTGTAGCGTTGGGCAACATGGAGTAGCTAATTATCAGCACAGACGCACTCGCAGGTATCTTGTCTTTCTTGCTACGAACTACGAATACGCTTTTATTGAATGACCATTGTCGTAATTCTTTAACCCAGTTGTACTTCACGTTCGCTGGGCACATGATTATAGTCTTGTCTGCCTTTATCTCTTTCATAGCAGCGATGGCTTGAGCCGATTTACCTAGGCCCATATCGTCCGCAATGTACGATACCTTACGAGAGGTGATAAAGGCTTTGCCTATTTCTTGAAAGGGTTTTAGCTGCATGTGTCTTCTAACCTTGTTAAGTTATGGTTTATTGGTCTGCTTAGTTATGATGTGTTTTAACTGTTTAAGTGGTTTAGCTTGTTTTAACTGTACCCGATTATAAATCTTGTGTCAAGGCTTCGATATCGACTTCTACGATATCCCGTATAAAGGCGTGTCCTCGACCAGATAGTCCTCGGTTCTGTACCTTAGCGTAACCTAAGCGAGCCATGGTAGCGACAAGACGTACGGTTTCGAGGCGTTTTAGACGGGCAGCGCTTATCCCTAAAGCGTTCTCAGAGACGTACCCAAGGGTGAGTTCATTAACAGCCAGCCCTGACTTACGTAACCCATGGATCCATTCAGAGATAATACCGTCCCACTCGTCCACAATCTGGCGGTCCGTCTGCATCTGCATAGCGGTGCGTTCTGCCTCGTAACCATAGAAGTGGTGGGGTTCACCTTGGCGGTACCGATGCACGGCTTCAGCCCATAGTAAATCGAGGTCTTTCCGTAGTTGCGGTACGTCGATAGCGGTAGTTTCTATAGGCAGGAACCGACGGTTGCCTGTCGGGTCGTTCAGGTACGTGTTGGTTGCATCTGGGTTGGTGGTGCTTATAAACACACATTGGCGGGGGAAATCCTGCCACTCAGAACCATAGGGCAAGCGTGCGTTATCCACCTGTTTAGACAGGAACGCTTTAATAGATGCTGCATCACGCTTAGACATGAACTCCATCTCGGGGAACTCGATAAGTATCTTGCCCTGCATAGACCCCGTGGTATTTTTATCCTGCGGGTCAAGGTTGCCTTCCATAAACCATTCAGACTGAACCGCTAAGGTACGACAGAATGTAGATTTACCTGTGCCTTGTTTACCTTCCATTACAACCATAGTGTCTACTTTACTGCCGGGCTTAAACACCCGTGCAACTACACTAAGCATCAAAGACCGAGACACCTCTCTGGAGTAAGCACTGTCTTCTGCCCCAGCGTAGCGGGAAAACAGATGCTCTATTCGATTTATACCGTCCCACTGTACGCTTTCAAAGTAGTTCCATACAGGGTGGTACTGATTCTCCACAGCAATGCGTACGATACCTTCCTGGGTACTGGATAGACCTACCTCCATACCCCATTCTTCGTACAGGTACTGACGGCATATGACAGCATCAACAGCTTTAGACCATGTTACTCGCCTATCTAATCGGTTATGCCATGGGGCAGGACGGGTAAATTCGATATGGCCGCTGAACATGTTGTATTTCAGCAGTTTGTACAAAGGGTTTTTAAAAGACCTGAACGGAGGGATTCTGAAACACGCCACGACGTTTACAGGGTGGTCTTTTAGTTTACCGTTACTCGTTGTAAGGCGTATCTGTTTTGCTGCCCTCTCCGCTTCTATACGGTGCTCTCGTATCTCTTCAGTAGACCATGTATCTTGAAAAGCAGCACGAGGACTCGCTGTTCCTGCGGGTCGCTTAGCATATTTATAGGCGTTGGCAACTTTAACTTTTAAATCGTGGGGAGTCCATGGTGGCTCACATAAAGGGTTCCATTCATTCAGCATTACTTGTAGCGTGGTCTTGGGGTGCAGGCCAATATCTCGCCCAAATAGAGCGGCCATAACGGTATGGGCGTCACCTCCTCCACCTTGTAAGGCGGGACCATGAGTGGTCAACGCTACTTTAAAACGCTCTATGGACTGGGTATCGTCAGACCAATGGTCTACACCAAAGACTTCATTTATGTCTGTTTGTTTAGCCAGTGCATCTAACAGGGCTTCAGGAGCATCCAATAAGTTATCTAATGACCCATAGCGCACACTATAGGGCAGTCCTGTCTTTGCATGTATTGAGCCCGGACCTACTACGTACGCCCCTTTGGATAGAAAATCGATGGCTACATGGTCTTCATGACGCTTACATATGTGGGCGGTATCAGGTTTACGCAGGTATATGTGCAGAGAATCCACGGATGACCCTGACTGTACTACGAATGTCTGGGTAATATCGATACCGTACTGGGTGGTCAATCGTGCCAACCCCTGTCCAGATACGACGTCTTTGCGTGGGTCATAGTCGATAACCATTATCGTAGGTGGCAATTGCACAGCATAGTTATCGGCCTCCCCCACTTCGATAGGGACCAAAAGATTCTGCCACCCAGTACAGTATGACCGAGGAATCTTAGAGGTACCTTCTAATGGGAAAGTTACCAGTTTTGCATTTGAGAAAGAGGCTAGGTATTGCCCCTTAGATAGGCTACAAGTCTGCACTTAAATCATCCTCAGCTGCACTGTCTTCGTTTAACATGGCCTGTAACGCATCTAAGCGGATGTACCACCTACCAAAAACTTTTTTAGAGGGTAGCTGCTTTGTACGGGCTAACTCTTGGCACCAACCTACTGTTAATCCCAGTAGTGCTGCTGCCCCCTTTGGGGTGATGAACTCAGCACCCCCAATTAATAGCCGTTTGTCATCCATTGTCGTTGTCCTTCTCTAATTCACGAACCGCACATTCACCTGCTATTGCTACGTAGGCGGTCCCATCTACGTAATTATCTTGGTGTCCTTTGTTTACTGCTATTCGAGCTGATTTACTAAAAGACATTACCATTGATCCATCCACACTATCTAGTGGGGGGCCTGTCCATCCCAAGGCTCGTAGGTAGGTGTCGATTAGTGTAGCAAATGTTTTCATATTGTCATACGGGTCGCCGTATGTTTTGTTACGATCACCTGTTGTGAGCCGCTTAGCTTCATCAAGAATAGTTTCTCTAGTGCTCTTAACAGGTGCCAGAGATATCTCTGCGGCAGTGTTTCCAAGGGCAACAAGGAACGTATATAGACGACCACAAGCTATACATATCGCCATCTGCATACATAACGCATCATCAAAGTCTCGGTGTTTCATCTTACTATTTCCCATACAAACTGGGCATTTAGGGATGCTCATTTATAGCCTCGCCTCCTGGTGGTGTTGGTAACGGTTTCCAGTGAGTGGGTTCAAAAGGACCATCTGGGAAATAGTCTTCATCATCTATAAACTTACGGTTAATAGCCGTTATTAAAGAGCCGTCTCTACTCATCTGTAGCGCCATGATGCCTTCCTCCCCAAAACTCTCATCATGCCAATTAGGATCGTACGCTAAAAAATTAGCATCCTTCGGCGCTGTAGCGATTGGCTGCCAGTCATCGGCCCGTTTATTCCATGCGGCAATGGCTTCGGCTTCGGTGTCGTATAAAATAGCTCCTAAGATTTCATCTTCACCTGTTGCGATAGGGCATTTTATATCATCAGATACCTCGTGTCTTAAAGCAAAACTAAAACCGCTATAAGGGTCTTCCAAATACTCTAAAGTTCTGAAATTTCCTTCAGCATCGGTTAATTGTAACCACGGGGTCTGATTACACCACGGGCACGGCTTTAGGGTTTCGTTAGGCATTGGTAGTCCTCTCAAATAAACAGTCTTACGGGCAAACACAGTTCCACCACAGCTCGCCACAACCAAAACAAATACCAAGTAGTGATAATTTTCGGACGAACTTTATCGGCTTAGGGTATGTCAACATCGGGAAACTCCTTCGTTTTTAATTCGGTTGCAACAAAAATAGTGGAAATCTTGCCAATCTGGGTAATGGTATCGCCGTCGATCTTAAAGACGTTGTAATTTGATTGTCCACGTTCCACCGCTTTTTCTAAAACATCATATAGGCCACAACATTCCTCATCCCACCACTCACCAGAGTTGTCAGTGCAGGCAATTATTATGGTTATTTGTTCAATATCAAAATCGATGTCAGGTTTTAAAAATTCATCAAGACTTAAATGACTTGTAAAATACTTTATCGGTTTAGGGGGTGTCATTGGTTTATCTCCTCCAAAAATCTTTTTCTTCTAACAATTTTATAAAATCGTGGACAAGCCTACGGCTATCTATAGACAAGGCTCTACAATTAGTCATGGCCGCAGTTGTTTCCCCGTCAAGACCAAATGAGGGGATCGAGTCGTCAAGCAGGTAATCCACTGTGACACCTAAAACTCTTGCTAATTTAAAGATTGTCATAGCTAACACCTTGTTTCTGTCCTCGTTTTCCAGTGACCAGAGGGATGATTTACTAATACCGGCGAGCTTGGCTGTCTTACATTGTGATAGGTTTTTATCTCGTCGAGCCAGTATTAATTTTCTGGCAAGTTCGTTTGGTGCATCTGGAAACACGCCATCAAGAAAATGTACTGCTTTCTTACTCATCATCTGGATCCTTTACTGTAGCGCATACGTTAAACAGCTCAACTAGGTTATCGATGTATTCACGCCGTGTGATTCGCTTCGGCGGCGGTACAAAGTCAGCGCACTGGCCGTCTTTATGGGGCGGTATAGTAAAATAGCTTTGCCACATATCAGGTACGGCTGTAAAGCGGTAGCAGCCGTCTTTTAGTGGGCAACCATCGCCTAGGCACATTGAAATATCAGGCATTAACCAAGGTCTCCATATTTTTCGATCCACGCTTCCGCATCTGCCTCAGAGTTAAAACAATCACCTTCTGTCACCCAAAATATATAAAATAGCCACCACCATGGACGGAGCCGTTTTTGCACCTTGAACCAACCAGAATAACAAGGAACAATTCGCCACTTAGGTTTATTCATCGTCTATCCTTCCAAAACAACAGGGCTAAAGTGGGTGGGGAAGAACTTCACAGCCTCCCACTCGTAACCGTAATCATCAACTGCATTGCCAAAATACCAAGCCTCTTTTTTTGTTTTATAGGGATGCCAATAAGTACAAACACGTTTTATTTTTTCACTATTTTTCAAGAGATATTGTTTGCCGTCTGTCTCCCAATCTGGAAACACCTCGCCAATCTGCTCTATCGGTAGCCATGGCACTGTGATAGGTCTGTGAATGGTCTTAGTGCCTGTGATAACGTCATCACAAGTGTGTGAGCTGTCAAAACTAGACTTCCCATGTCGACAAGTGGCACCGCTATACCATTCTGAAAGCGTCTTCAACCCTTCAGGATTTTCGATAGGTTCAATCCCAAGCCCCTGATAGGGTTGTGGGTATGCAAAATCAGTCATCTATAAAATCCTTTAGCTTCGTGAACGACTCTATATTCAAAATGCCCATCAGCAGCGGCGTTGTGTGTCTCAACCCTTGTTTTATAATCAAGGGCATCTGTCAAATGTGGGAAAATGGTTACTCTAGACCATTTACTATGTTTTCCATCTGGAGAGAGACGGCGTAAATCAACACGGTAAAAAGTATGAGTGTTGGTCCATAACTCCATAGCCATTTCTTTAATATCGTCAATAAAATCAGTCATTAGGGATTTCCTTCTGTTGTTTATCAGCAGTTCTGCTATTCCATAAATCAATCCACGGCTGAATGAGTTGAAACTTTTCAGTTTCAATGATGCACTTATAGGTGCCATCTACCCCGCCAGTAAAAAACTTATTCCTAGGGTGTACCGCATAAGTCGCAAACTTATTTTTAACAATGCCCATCTCTTTGCCACAAAACGGACATGGTTCTAAGGTAATAGTCATCACGACACCTCCGTAACGGTCCAGCCGTTGGCTAGGCAGTGGGCAGCTTTCATCTCATTATTAAGGCAGGGCCGCCCTTGTAACATTTTGTCAATACAGCCTTCTTTACTAAGCTTATAACGCATTCCACGCTCTAACCCTTCCATGATCGCATCAACGGTCAGCGGGGTTTTGGGTTCAGGGGCGGGGAGGGTTACGACTATTATAGGAAAATCAAAAATTGTGGGGTTTAATACGCCGTGACCAGTTCTAGCTCTATAGCATGAGTGAATGCTGTATAACTCTTTCAACTCCGATACAGTCAGATCATCAGCCGTAAGGGTCTGGCCTTCACTGATGACCTTGCCAGATTTTAGTGTGTAGGTGTTCATCTACTTACCCTCCTTTTTGCTCTTAACATTTGCATCAAATAAAGTCCGGGCATCACCTGCATCGAACCGTTTAACGTACTGTTCAAAGGCTTCTTCGTATGTATCACCCATGCCTTGCCCTTTTATGCCAGCTACTGCTTTAAGCTTTCGATGCAAGCTTTCCGAAATTCTTACAGTTAAAGTTCTATGCATCTACTTACCCTCCTTAATCAACTGCAACGCCTCGGCTTCAGTAGCCACAATAGGCCACTTATTAACCATAGCCAAGTGAGCAACAATGCTATCCACTACATTAAAACTAGGGGGTAGGTGGTTTAATTGGCAATATTTACGGCGTAGTGTATATCCCTCGTTCATTACAGATAAATTATTCGCCATTGTAATCTCAGGGTGCGAAAAGATTTTAGCGACGACGCAAAACTCCTCCAACGCCAGCGCCTCATCCGCAGTCAACATCTTAACCGTTGGCTGTGGTGACACGTAGTCGGGGTGAGCTGGTGAGTCTAAGGCGATGATGCGATACCCTTTAGGTTCTACCGGAAGGTACCTGTTGTTGTATGTGCTGGTTGGAAACCAGTCATGAAACTTATCCTGTTGTCTGCTCCAGCGCCTTTGCTCAAGCAGTAGTAGGTTTAAGTTACAGAATCGCCATTGTCCTGCAAAAAAGTTACCTCCGTCTTTATAGTCTTCGCTTTCAACGATCGTCCCTACGGGCTCATTAACCAGCGCTGCACGGGCTTCCTGTACGGTTAGTGGGTATTTATTATTGGTCATTGGTATCTCTTTCTTTATGTCTTGAAATGATATGACTGTAACGTTTGACAGAACTATGTTAGATGCCACCGTCTCACCTTCACGATAAACGGGCCCTAGCCATTTTTGCGTTGCTGAAGGGTTTGACATATCACTCCTAGCATAAAAGATGTCAAACCCGCCGCCGTTAAAACTAACTTCTATCCTTTGTACAAAGTCATTATCTAAATTACTCATCAGTATCTCTTTCTAAATAAACCCAGTAGGCCGGAATTGCACCGGCTAAACTTCACAGAGCACTTCTCGCACTTCCTCAGCCGAGAACTCCACAAACACTACACGGAGGAATCGTCATGTGGCGTGTCACTGTCCACGCCGCTACTGGGGAGTTCTAAGACCATGTTCTATGCACTTCTTCTATCGTTTCCCGACCGTCGTACTCGTCAATAATCCATTTGATATCATCGGGAATCTCAACAACCTTTAGTGTGGCGTGTTGTCCAGCAGCAGCTTGCCCAAGTTCTTCAACAACTTGCACAAGAATAGGGTCCTTACGGTCAACGTTTCGCTCGTACCAAGTCTGCTCGTCATATTTTTTATTGTATGCGGCACGTTCTTCCTTGCTTAGGGTGTAGAATAAATCTCCACCGCTAGTGTCCATACGTTCCTCTGGCGGTAATAACCACACAGTAAACAATCCTACGGCGGCGTACTTTTCATGGTCTTCAATCCAAACTTGTTGGCCTTTTATATCCCAATATCTTTGGCAGCCTTCTTTAGACAGACCAAAGCCACCGTAATTGCTATTAATAACTACTTTCATAAGGCTCATCGCTTATTCCTTACTTAAACATCGAGTCTTTAACGGACTTTTCTGCTAGAACAATAGGGCCAAAACCGTCCGGATTATGGACCAGTTGATGCACCCAACCTGACCCGTTGTGATCTTTAATTACACTTAACGAAAGTGACTGCATCATCTCAGCCATAAGTATTAACTGCCTAGCCTTGTCTTTAGGGATTCGTGTCTGGTCAAGGTAGTTACATGATACTTCGGCTATGCCTTCTGCTACTTTACCAAGGACGTATAAGCACCCTATCAACAGCGGGGTTGCGCATATCACTATGACACTTTTATAAATTGCAGTTCCAGTATCCACGTTAATCCTCAAATCTACATATGTTTAGCAATAATTGATGCGCCAAAGTAACCGCGACTATCATCATGGCGTATGTTGGTGGCGGCATCGTAATCTATTTTTTGCAGACACCTACCATTAGCGATATACCCCACTGACCTTTGCCCGTCGTGTACGCCTTTAAAATATAGCGCTGCAATGACAACGATAAAGGTTAACACGTTTAAGGAGAGGCTAATAAACATAAGCAAATGCTGAGAAGCTGTCATAATCTAATCCTCAATTCCAATAGTAACTTTGTCTAAGCTGCTCTCGTACTCAAGAAGCGCTTCTATCGTTTCAAACGTTTTTTGTTCAATGTGATCCTGACATTTATAAATTACTGTGTAGTAATTCAAAGGTGGATAAACAATAGTAACAGGGGCTAGGAGGTTTACTCTCATGAGGGGTTCCTTATGGGTACGTATGGTAGGTTAAGTAAGTTTTTCCCTCGCTTTTTAAGGTTACTACATACACTCGATGTTTGGACCTGTCGGGCTCAAACCTAAACGTTATCTCTGTAGTGAGGGGGTTAAAGTTTGGGTCATTGGCTATGTACGCTATAGCAATGTTTACAGCGCAGCGTAACCTTTTTAAGTGTTCTTCCAAAGGGTCGCCTATGTAGGATAAAATGTTTGTCATAACATTCTTTCTATAATTTGAACAGTTTGTGTTGGTACTCGCCTTCAATAATAAACAGGTCGTCTAAACCACACCCAAGGACCAGACAGAGCGCCTCCATATTATCGTAGTTGGGCTGTGTTCGACCGCTTGCCCATGAGTAGACTGTCTGTTGTGGTAGAGACATCTCTTTGGCCAGCCCATACAGGGACCACCCTTTATATTCTTTAGCTACTTCTTTAATACGTATCTTCACGCTGTGCGTCCTCGTCTGTGCGTACGGTTCGTATGGTAGTCACATCAATCACGGTCATTTCATCGATAAAGCTAAGGCGTTGCTGTAGTAAGCTGGCCAAGAAGCCGTTACCAATAACGTTGACAATGACAGTACCATCAGGGGTTACATATATGCCTAACTTACAGTCTCCGTAGGGGGTAATATTGTTGTCCAGTTTTTCCATGCTACCTCCCTGTATCGGTTATCCATCAAATAACAGCGTAGTGCATTACGCACCGCTTCACTGCGAGTCATACTGTTTGCCTCTGCAAAGGTGTCCAGTTGGTCGCATAAATTAGGGTGTATTGATACCAGTACTTTTTTAGTTGCCATTCTAAGACCTTTCTCGTGTCGTTTAATACACCCCATGACGATTCGGGGGTATAGGGGTGAACTTGATAGCATCGGGCTTATCAAAGATGCGCTGTGCCTTTTGACGGGCAATGTCTAATAGGTTCTTACCAACAATCGCTTCCCCATCGGAAAAAGATACCAGCCCTGAAGGTGCAACCCCTCTTGATTGACCAAAGAGCTGGCTTAGGATCTCTACAAAACTATCCTTTTGGGTATTTTCGTGTGTTTGTGGTTGGTTGTCCTCTATGGTGTCGCATTGTTGTTTAAGTTTAGTAATTGCGCCGTTTAGTAAGCCCACCGCATCGTTATCAGAGGGGCAGGAATGGATTAGGTTAGCATAGTAATCACCGCCATCAGATACCACTACCTCTAACAAGTAGTTGCCTGCGGTTAGCTCATCCATAATGTACTCGTCGATTAAATAAATGGCCATGAGATGTAGCTCCTTTCAATACATATATCTTATGTTAGGCAGTTTTATTTGTAAATACCTACTTTGTATATAGTTGTTGGTTAAACTTTATCATTATTTCGTCGGTGCATTGGATAACAAAGTACAGCGATACCCAAAAGATAATCGCTACAATAAACGTCACCATAAAGGTCTTAGCAAAAATTAAGTCGTTGTTCATACGTTCTCCTTTTTCTTTTCTAAGTACTTATCATGTACCTCTGGTGCCCATTCAGGGAGAGTTCTAAAAAAGAATACTAGATAGCGGTATGCTGCATCCATACCTTTAAAATGTTGTAGATCCTTTAAAGAGAAAGGTTGATGTACGCCTTTGGCTATAACAATATCCCCTATCCGGCGCTCAAATTCACGAATAGGCATAGGAGTAAACATAAGCGTTTCCTCCTCGAATCGTATGTTAATAACCACTGTATGCAGTACTACTTCAAAAAATGTAGGTCGGTCGTAATCGTATGTGTGTTGTAGCGACAGGGTAAAGCCTGAATCCGTTGGTATAAGCGTATTGAGAGACTTGACAAACCCCTCTATGTCGTTAGCGACCATAATTTCTATGTCGTCGTATATCATCTGTTGTCCTTTCTTATTCGTTTAAACCGGAGTAAAACTCCATGTCCATATCATAAGCAAAGCCGTTGTCTTTCAAGTGGTCTAAGCTATCACTATGGGCTATGTCATGCACTATCCAATACACTGCCATGGCTTCCTCTACTGTTTTTAGTTTAGCAGTGTGATAGTCCCAGCCTACTTTTTCGCTGATGTACTCATACAGCGCTTGTCTATTGTAGTCTAGCTCTTTCCATAACGGGTCTAAAATAGTGTGTATATTTTGCCTTGCCCGTCTTAGTTCAGGCGTAGCGATATTCCCCAAAGGGTTCTTATTGACTTTATGCACGCCACAGTAATTATGGCAGGTATCGCAAATCCAGAAGGCATTTGTGTGTAAATCCGGCCTATGGGCGTACACTTCTTTGCCTGTTGTCAGGCGTGCTTTTACGGTGCCTTTGCATTCACAACACCATATATCAGCGTAATGTGTCATACCTTTTTTCCTTCCAAGATAACAGCGACATAGTTACGGGTCTCCTCTGGTAAGGGGTATCCGTACTTTTTATGGTTTAAATAAGCACCCCGCCCAAAGTTGTAGGTAATCAGGGCAACACGGTAGTTGTTATGCGCTGCGTCTAGCTGCTTCCTAAAGTAACGCATCCCTCCTTCTATCGATTGCTCGGGGTCTAAAGGATCTACACCTAATTCCTTGGCAGTGGCTGGCATGAGTTGAGTTAAGCCCTTAGCGCCACAATGAGAGACGGCGTTAGGGTTCCAGCCCGACTCACGTGTTACTAAGGCAAGGGCTACGTCTTGACGGATAAAATATTTCTTAGCGTAGTGCTTCACCCGTGCTACGTAATGCGCCTTATTAGTGTTAGCCGTATGTTTTACCAGCCTTGTTACTTTGCACGGCTTAGCGAGGCGGACAACCGCCTTAGGTTTAGTTTTAACAAGGCGCACTACTTTCCCCCTTCACCTCTGATAATAATCGGGGCCGGCTTTTGCGGTGAAGCTGCTTCGTTAGCTTCAAAGCGATCGATCTCATCTAGTTGAGACTTGTTCTGTAAATGCTCATAGCTACGGGCCATAGACTTATTGAGCTTCACCAGTGCATCAAGGCTACATATATGGTACTGATCACAAATGATGTGGCTTACCTTGCTGGTCTCATAGTCCTCTTTTGTTATATAGCGTGAGTCGCACGCCTTAGACGCTAGAAACTCAATAGCTTTACCGATTATGGTATTGCCATATAGGGCAAAGGCCCCAATGTTTAATAGAACGGATACGCCTATTAGGCCTTGTACGATTTTACTCATGGTTTAAACCTCCTCTAAAAAACGTACAGTAACAAACGGTAGCTCTACCTCGTATTTATCAGCTAGCGCCTTTGCTTTATCTACTAAATAGGTTCTAGCTAGGTAGTCGTTGGCCTCTGTTCTTGCTGGATAGACTAGCGTTGAAACATCGCTGCCATCTACTTCAAACACTGCTTTAATTTGTTTCATCACTCATTACCTCCTGTTGCTTTAGTGACGGCCATTTGGAGAAGATCTTGCGCACCTGCAGGGAGTTCATACCAATCTAAAGCGTATTGTATCGCTTCTACTAAGTCAGGAGCAGCAGCTATTAAGCGAGCGTTGGCTTCCGCTTGCGCTATGTTTGCCCATACCCTAACGCTACCTATTGACCTGTAGCGACCTCCAGTATTAACACCATAATTATTATCATAGCAATCAGGGGTGTAGGTTAATATTTCAAATCGATCTTTAGGGTGGTTGTTAGGTGACGGTGTCGCCTTTTCATATTTCCATGGCCCTTTTGTGTGTTTATTTTTCATGTGTTACTAACTTTCTAAACTTATAGGGAACAGTAAACAAAATACCCTTTATGGGTGCGTACTCGTGTTGGTGAATTGACCATATGGTAGCGAGCTTTGGTAGGAAGGCGTGTTTCACGCGGAGGTGATAGCTTTGAAGGCTTAAGCTTGCCTAGTACGTCAACCCATTGTAAGGCGGTCTCATAGCCCACTGTTGTTATATGGATAGTTGAGCCGAAACAATGGATATTATGAAACGGAATGCCTAAGCCCTCTAACTTTTCTTGAAATTTAGCAGTTGCTGCGAAGCGGGCTTCATCTTGCGGTGTTAAGGCCATTAGATCACCTCCTCATCATACTTTGAGAGGTCAACGTGAAAGCCGTCTATGTTTCCTTTTACGTATACTTGGCGAGCAGTCACGCCAGCATCTGCAAAGATAGCGATAACGTTATTAACGCCAGTACCTCCATCAACATAGGCATAGCCTTTCTTACTAATACCAGCGCCATAGGCCCTCCCTATACGCTGCGCCTCGTCACCGCTACCCATATACTCGCCTATGTCAAAGCCTTGCTTTTCTAAAAGGGTTTTTAATTCGTATTGGTAATAGTAGGACAGTGCATCGGCTAGGACGGTGCCTACCATGTCATAGCCTCCACCACAAGTGGAGAAGCGCTTTTTAGGGTAGGCGTTTACCAGAGATACGATGTTATAACCGTAGGTGTCACGGCCTTTTGATGTGGAGCGTTTTAGTTTTAAAAACATGGAGGTTACTCACTTTCTAATGCTAATTGTTAATAAACTTTAAACTTTCCATTTTAGCTTTTTACGTAACACAGGGACGCTGTCACCTTCCCAATCAGCAATATAATTGTTAAAGGCTTGTAGCGCTTCTTTTTCGCAAGGGTGTGGTACTGTGCCCTTTCTATAATATGCCTCGCAGGCTTGGCCGTGACCCTCTAAATCGTCATAACAAGATAGCTGGTATCCATCACGCATAAATAGTAAGGCTCGCCCTGTTATCTTGTCTTTGCGTACTACTATAGGGTATAGGGGTAGGGAGTATGTTGTCATGGTGACTATATCCTTTTCAGTTGTTTACCGTGTTTGTATTTGTAGAGAGAAAAAAGAGGAGAAGCGATTTGTTTTGTTCTTCTTGTAATTATTATAGCAGTGTTTACCGTGTTTGTCAATAGTTATCTAGGTAAACGATTAAAATATACGTTGTTTAGTGTAGATGTTAGTTGATGCTAACCGTGATTATCTAGTCATGACGTTTGTTGTGTAAAAAGATAAACATTGAATTGGAGCGGTTATGAGGGGTTTTAGTATTATTTTATTCTATATAGTAACCTCTTTCTATCTACTACTATTGTAGTAGTATATTATATTTTTTCAACGCGTATAGGGATTGAAAAAAAAAAAACGTGTCGAAAACCTCGAAATTGGCGCTAATTCAAGGTTTATCTTTTTACCCAACAAACATCATACGTATTTTTTTATAGATAAACAACGCCGCTAAAACAGATGCTATATGACGTAATGCTATAGTCAGTACATATTGGGTATATGAACCGTGAAAACCACGAATTACACGTGTAGTAGGTCGATAGGACTATACTATATACGCAATACATATGCTATACCTCAACAGCGTAAACGCTTTAAACCGTGTGTTGTTTTGCCCCCTCACTACATAACCTAGACTCTATTTGAACCGCCTTAACGGTGATTGTGTGTGGCCGCTCAAGGCATCAACCTATGTTTGCGGTGATACCTTCGCTTATGCCTTAAACTTTTTTTGTCTCTGTGCCGCTCCTTTTTGACCTCGACCCCCCTATGCGTCCCGGACCGCCCGTGTGCCTGTGCGTGCGGAAAGGACCCACACACGTCATAAAAAAATTTCCAACCCCACATGGTTTAGACGGTTAAAAATCCCAGTAACTTCATATAGCAGCACGGTTTAGACGGTTACAATGTCCTATATTGACTAAAAACCACTGCGGCGGTAGAGTAGGGGAGCGTTTATTTGCATGAAAGGATGATTTAACATGGCTAACCCTAAGAAACCCGCCCAAAAACACACAGAGCACCCACCAGAAGCCGACTACATAGCCGAAGTATTTGGGGATTATTTCAGTAAGAACCCCGATACAGGCATTTCTTCACGGAAACCCTACCGTGAATGCTTCTATCTGACAGAAGAACTGCTATCCGATGGCGCATTGTCTGTAATCCGTAAGTATCTCTTGGCTGACCGCTTAGCCGCTAATGATGATGGGTATAAACGGTACCACACCCACTATTTAGCCTCTATTACGCCGTTAAAAGACGATGTATGGAGTCCCGAACACGAGCCCGAACTGATGAGCGAAGAGCAGCTTACACAGTACATCCGCATGCACAAACTGGCGGTAGAGCGTCCCCTGTACGACAACATTAACGAACTGCGCCAAGCTGTAACCGATTGCGTAAAGGATGCAGAAGCATTCAAAAAATGGCAAGATAAAATCCGAGCAGAGCGTTTAAAGTTAGCTCGTACTAAAAAAGTACTATTTGGGTTAAATACAGCACCGCCAGCGACACCACAAGACGCAGAAATCGATTCCAGTACAAAACATACCGCTCAAGATTTATAGGCACCTTCATGGACCCCACAGCAGCCTCTAATAAAAAACCAGCCAAAATTGTTGCGGAACAAATTAAGACCTTGGAAACCGAAACCAAAGTAGACCGTAACGATATGCTGCTCGATTGGTCCTCTGGGTACCCTATCCCTACACCCAACCCCTCCATGACCAAGGAACTTTTCTCCGAGATTAAAAACCGTGTTGCTGGGCAGATGTATGCCCCCTACACCTGCCCTATAACCAAGGTAGATACCTTCGACCCCACCTTGGCAGGACTGACAGTCATGGAGGCCATGTTTGTGTTGCTTACACGGATGGGCCTATCTGGGGACAAGAGTGCGATACAAGAGGTAATGGACCGTATCGAAGGCAAACCAAAGCAGTCGGTGGAATCTGTCAGTGTGTCAATGAGCTACACAGACCATCTAAAAATGCTGCAAGACCAAGAACAACAAACTACACCACCAATAGACATCACACCGTCCCAATACAAAGCAGCAGAATATGTCCCTACCGTACCCGACATCGATGTTAGCGACCTGTAATGACAACCTACAATCAACAGACCCCAAACCCCTTACCACCAGAGTTGTTGAAGTATCACAACCTGTTGCAAACAGACCTGCGGTTCTTCTGCCAAAAGGCGCTGCAAATAAAAACAAAACAGGGGCAGTTATCCCCGTTTATTTGGAATAAAGCGCAAGCCTATTGCCATGAAAAGATAGAAGAACAAAAAGAAAGAACCGGTATGGTGCGTGCCTTGATTCTAAAAGGGCGGCAACAAGGATTATCCACCTACGTAGCCGCACGATACTATCACCGTGCCACACGGTTCCTATCTCAGTCTATATTCATCCTGTCCCACATGGCTGATACTACCTCGTCACTATTCAAAATGGTGGATAGGTACCACGAATTGTGCCCTGACCCTATAAAACCAGCCTTGAAGACAAACAACAACAAGCGCTTAGAGTTTGATAACATGAGCCAGTATACGGTCGGAACAGCCGGTTCAGCCTCCATTGGGCGAGGGTCTACCAACCAATGCTTCCACGGTTCAGAAGTTGCGTTTTACGAAAACACCGGCGATATCCAAACCGGGGTATTACAGTCAGTGGCAGATTTACCCGGTACTGAAATCATTCTCGAAAGTACGGCCAACGGTATTGGTAATTTCTTTCACCAAAAATGCCTAGACGCATTAGAGGGGAAAGGCAGATATATCCTAATTTTTATTCCATGGTATTGGCAAGATGAATACCAAGAAACACCGCCTTCTATATTCGAATTATCCGCAGAAGAACAACAACTACAGGCGACCTACCAACTAACCAACGCCCAACTCTACTGGCGAAGACTGAAGATACAAGACCTCCGTAGCGCTGGGGAGTCGGAGTGGAAGTTTAAACAAGAGTACCCCATGAACGTGGAAGAAGCGTTCCAATCCTCTGGTTCGCCTCTTATCAGTCCTGAAAGATTGGCCGCCGCACAAAATAACCCTATGACCATAAACCAAACAACAACCACCTACCCTAAGATTCTGGGGGTTGACCCTGCCAGAAAAGGCGACCGCACAGTCATTGCCATGCGCCAAGGGCCTAAAATGTACGACCCCACTATCTACACTACAATGGATGACATGACGCTAGCGGGTATTCTGGCCAGAACTATTGAAGAACACAGTATATCGAAGTGTTTCATAGACTCCACTAATGGACAAGGTGTCGCAGACAGACTAAAAGAGTTAGGTTTTGGACAAGTGGTAGTGCCTGTACACTTCTCACAACGAGCGATGGACAATGAGCGGTTCATGAATAAGCGTGCAGAGATGGCGCTGACCTTCAGAGATTGGTTTGAAGATAACGTGAGTATGCCTAGTTCTCCAGACATAACCGTAGATTTACTATCCGTACCAGACTATAAAGAGACAAGTAATAGCTTGATTAAATTGGAATCAAAGGATATTATTAAAAAAACCTACGGGCGGTCGCCTGATATCTTTGATGCGATGATGCTGACGTTTGCACAACCTGTCCGTGCTAACAATGTACGTTATCTGGCAGACGGTACAGCAACAGCGATTCAAAGAAAACGTAAACCAAGCGTACACACTCGCAATAGGACGAACAAGTAGTATGGGACCTTTATTAGGAATTTTAGCTGGCGCAGGTACTTGGTTAGGTGCAAACGCTGCCGCCGTGGGTGCCGCTTCAGCCGTTGCAGGTGCAGGGGCAGCAGTAGCCGGTTCGTTAAGAAAAGGGCCAAAGGCACCGCCGTCTCAGAAAGACACCCTACTGAATGGTTCAGCAACCCCTACAGCGACCAACAAGAACGCTGTAACCGCCTCTTTGATAAATACATCCCCCCAAGGACTATTAGGTACCGCTACGTCCGCACGACGTACATTATTGGGAGGGTAGTGACATGGCCACTAGTAACGTTTCACAAATGCTCAAGCGTTTTGAAACATTAAAAACAGAGAAGCAGTACATCCTTCCTGAGTATAAAAGCGTCAGTAAGTTTGTAAACTACCGACAAATGGACTTCACTACAGAGAAGACTAATTCTACCAGTGCCAACGGTGCGTTTATTACCGCAGAGATTTTTGATAGTACGGCAGCGAAAGCCAACAGCATACTGGCCTCTGCCTTAATCGGTACCATGTGGCCTAACGGAGCACAGTCAGTTAAGCTGACTCCCCCTATGGAGCTGCGTAACGAGAACGATGAAACGTCTGAACTTAAAGAGTATTTTAAAAGCATCAACGAAATCATGGTAGATATTATGGACAACCCTAAAGCAGGGCTGGCCACGGCGCTAGAAGAGTACATGCACGACCAAGGCTCGTACGGTACAAGCGGTATTTTCCCCGAAGAAGTACCCAGCAGTGATGACTGGGATGTCCCTATTCGCTACACTTCTATTGGTATTCGTAATTCCTACATTGGTGAAGGTAAACATGGCATGGTGGATTCTCTGTATACAGAGAAGCGTATGACATTGCACCAAGCCGCCCTAGAGTACGGCGAAGAGAATCTCTGTAAGAAACACAGAGAGAAGTTAGCTAAGAAAGATTGGGATACGGCTATCACCGTACTGCACGTTATTGAGCCTCGTAAGGTGTCGATAGTAGAATCTAAAGCAGCAAAACATATGCCTGTAGCTTCTGTACACATCTGTATGGAGTCTAAGAAAATATTACGAGAGTCAGGGTATAACGAGATGCCTGCTATTATGTGCCGGTTCTACAAGCGTGAGGGCGAAGTGTACGCACGTTCCCCCGCCATGGACGCTATTCCTACCATCATAGAGTTAGAGCAAGTACGAGAAGCCGAAGTACGCCACGTAGAGCGAGGGTATGACCCTGCCACAATGACTGAGGACGATGCTATTGTGGGTGGTATGGCTGACATATCCCCCGGTGCAAACAACTCCATATCACGTTCGGGGCGTATTGGTGGTGCTAACACTCGTCCTATCGAGATTATTGATATCCCCTACGACATGCAGAGTTCTGCTGTTCGTGTACAAGAATTGACCGAGGCGGTTAAAAACCACTTCTTCCTAGACCGACTGATGGATTTAAACAACGAAACCCGTATGACCTTGGGCGAAGCCAATATTCGTAACGACTTGCGGGGCCAGTCCCTATCCACCGTAAACAGCCGACAAATAACAGAGTTGTTTGTGCCTCTGATTGAGCGTACGTTTAACATCTTGTTTCGCCGTGGGTACCTTGGCGTTATTAAAGGGTCTGACGAAGAAAACTTGTTATTGGCAGAAGGTATAAAACCTCTGTACATACCGGATGTAATTGCACAGCGTATTGGTAGTAATAAAGAAGCGTATCGTATTGAGTTCATCTCCCCTGCCATTCGCATGAAGCAGGCGCAAGAGTTGATGGGTATCGAATCTTTAGTACAGTTCACACTGGGGTTGGCGCAAGCTGCTCCTGCTGTCTTAGATACTATCGATACGGATTATCTTATCGAGCGGTATGCGTTTTTAGCAGGTACAAACGACAGTATAATTCGGCCTAAATCCGAAGTTAAAAAGTTACGTACAGCGGCGCAGAAGCGACAAGAAGAGATGATGAAGTTAGAAGCTAGTAAACAAGACGCTGAGGCTACGAAGAACTACGCCAATGCAGCGTCTACAATGACGGGACCATAGAAAGGGAACCCATGGTAGAGACGAAGAAGGAAGACTACGCAAAACAACTCAAAGAGGCAGCCAACAAAATAGTAAACACACCAGAAGGGGAGTTCTGGTTTAAGCATCTGGTTAAAATAAGTTGTTGGAAAAGCCCTTTGCTTGAAGTAGACGCAACCACTGGTGACGTTAATATGCAAGCGACGCTACATAACGTTGCTGTGCGAGATTTTTATTTTTCTAAAATACGGCCTTTGCTATCCGCAGAGGCAGTAGCCACTATTGAAAGGGACTAGTATGAAGTACAACAAACGGCAATTCTATGCGTACATAGACGGTGAACCAACAGGTGGAGAACCTACTACCACTACCGAGGCAGTCCCTACAGAAACACCCCTCACACCTCCCACAGAGACCGTGCCTGTAGAGACCACCGCCCCAACAGAAACGCCACCAAGCCCATTTGATAGCTACAAAGATCGCCCGTGGTTTGCTAACGTAACGAAAGCAGAAGATCCTGTAGCAGAAGCACTGAAGCAACTCGACGGTGCTCAAAAACTGATTGGTAAGAAGACACTAGGCGTACCTAGTAGCGACGCAGACGAAGCAGAATGGGAAGCGTTCTACTCACAGACACGCCCTGAGTCTGTTGACGCTTATGAATTTAAAGCGCTTGAACTCGGGGAAGGCTATGAAGAGGTAGCGGCAGCTATCAACGAAAGCCGGGATACTGAGTTTGGAAAATTGGTAGGGTCTATCTTCCACAAGTACGGTGTGGATAAACGACGGGCCGAAGCGATTGTGCATGAGTATGAAAAGGTGAGTGCTGAAGCTAAGAAAGATGAGATAAAAGCCATCATACAAACCAACAAAGAGATGGATACTACCTTCGATAAATTAGCTACAGAGCATTTTGGTAAGACGACAAAAGACAGTTTGTCGGAAGCGCAGCTGCTCATAACTCAGCTGGCACCTGAGTCGGTTAAAAAGTACTTACCGTCACTAAGTGCTGAAGCGGCTATCACCTTGGCAGTGACGTTGAAAGCACAACAAAAAGCACTGGGGCAGGAAGATGCTCGTAGTACGGTAGGTAATACCAACGCTGTCATGACAGTGGAAGAGCGCCGAGAAAAAGTAAAAGAACTCATGGCTAACCCAGCGTATGCCGACCGTATGCACCCGAAACATAAACAGGTTGCAGATGAGATAGGTGCGTTATATGGCTAGGTATTGACGAAAATACTACCGCCATGTATTCTTGTGGTATAACGCATAGGTAGCCGAAAGGTCTTTGCGAAACGATATACTAGGAGCGTCCATCGTGGGTAGCGCCCCGAAGATAATGTCTTTTACTATTCATTATTTAGGAGCATACGATGCCACAATTAACATGGGATGACGCCAAACGTGTACAATTTAACGACATGGTACATATCAAGGCGCAACAAAAAACGTCTCGCCTAAGCCCTTATGTAACCATGGAGCCTGTCGAAACCGAGCAAGTGTACTACGACTACTTAGGTACTGCTCGTGCTCGTGAAATCACCGGTACTTTCGTTCCTGTTCAGTTCGATGACGTGGAAAACACCCGCCGTCGCTTAACCAAACGCAAGTTCGTTGTAGTACTTGGTGTTGACGACGAGAACACTATCGACGCATTACAAGATCCTAGCCGCAATGGCAAATACGGTGATGTAATCGTAAACGCCCTTACCCGCCAAAAAGACTACATCATCCAACAAGCCATGTTTGCTGATGTCTACACTGGTAAAACCGGTACTACTGCTTTATCCTTCGCTACCGGCGGCGGTTTAACAGTAGATGCCACTGGCGGACTCACCTACGAAAAACTGCTTGAGATGCACAAAAACTTCATCGACAGTGAAGTCGGCAACGAAAGTGATATGTCGTTTGCAATGGGCATCACTGGTGATGAGCATACTTCGCTGATGTCCGAACTGGAGCTAACCTCCGGTGACTACTCCCGCAACTATGTGGTTGATAAAGGTAAAATCCAAGAGGCCGCAGGTATCCAGCTAATCAAGTTTGCTGGCGGGGTAACTTACCCTGTTCTTCCTGAAGTCTCTGGTGTTCGTACTTCGTTCTGTATGGCTCCCGGAGCAGTTCACGTAGGTATTTGGAAAAATATCGATGTGAAAATCCAAGAGCGTAACGAACTTCATAACGTACGCCAAATTGTTGCCGAACTTTGGATGGATGCTATTCGTGTTGAAGAAAAGCTCATCCAAAAAGTTACCTTAACCGCATAGAATAGGAGTACATCATGGCTGTAGTAAATACCTCCGCAACCGTCCGGTTGCAAGAACCTGAAGTATTCATCTCCACGGTGGAAGTTGCCGCTGCGGATAGTGATACTTCTGTATACCGCATGTTTAAAAACGTTTCGTCGTCTGCACGTCTTACCTCCTTGGTTTTTGTTTCCGACGCTATCACCGCCGGAACCGTATACCACGTAGGCTTGTACAGTGTAAATGGCGGGGCTGTTGTTGATAACGATATTCTAGCTGCATCTATCGACTTTTCTTCTGCATCAGTGCTTACTGCTCCAAAGAATGGTCTAGGTGCTGTGGCTATTGAGAACCTTGGTAAAGCCCTCTGGCAACTAGCTGGTGTGGCTACTCTTGGTGCTGCCCCTCCTGCGTATGATATTTGTCTGTACGGCTCAACTGTCGGCACTGCTGACGGAACCATCACTGGCATTATGCGTAAAGGCGGGTTCTAATACAAAGTTTGTCTTGTCCGTGTTCTTCTTTCTAACCTTCTGCCCTGTCCAACCCCCTTGGGCAGGGTTTTTTATAGGTGCTTTCTATGTCATCAGTAACTTCTGAAGTAGATATATGTAACCTAGCGATGGACCACCTTACTTCTAAAGCCAAGGTGGGGTCTATAGTAGCTCCTACTACGGACGAAGAGAAGACGTGCGCTCGGTGGTATGATGTATCACGAGAGTCGTTGCTGCGAGAGTATAATTGGAACTTTGCAAAAACCCGTGCTGTTTTGATGCGGACAGGAACGCCCCTGTTCGACTACACTGATTCGTACACATTGCCAGCGGATTGTTTGAAAGTGTACTCTATTGGGGGAACCTCACCACTAGATTTTGAAAGTGATTTTGATATCGAAGGGCGGACCATCGTCATAAATAACAGCGGAAGTAATGCGTTGAATCTGCGCTATATCCGTAACGTGATTGATGTAAGTCAGTTTGACCCGTTGTTTATTGAAGCGCTTGGATTAAAATTAGCGTTGAACATGACGTATAAATACACGCAGAAAAAATCTATTGTAGAGGCCATGAACATACGGCTTATCAACATGGTTCAGTCGGCTGCCCAAGTAGATAACCAAGAACGACCTACCCAGTTTAGGAATGTCAGTAAGGTGCTTCGTGCCCGTAGACGAGGGTACTCTTATAACCCGCTGATTCACGGAGACTAAGATGCCTCTTAGTAACGCTTTAAAAGTAGATTTTTCCAACGGCGAAATTGCACCAGCAGCCCATGGTCGCTATGACCTGAGCTATTATAAAAGCAGCGTTGGGTGGATGCAGAACTTCATCGCCTACCCGTATGGGTCAGCACGTTTCCGTACAGGAACCCGGTATGTGAATAACACCCGCCGGAATAAAAAAGCGTGGTTTATCCCTTTTCAATTTAACGACAGCCAGTCGTACCTCATCGAAGCAACTGACCAATACTTCCGGTTTTATAAAGATGGGGGGTTAATAACCCTTACCCCTGCTGCTATTACAGGTATTACACAAGCCAATCCAGCAGTAATAACGTCAGCGTCTCATGGTCTATCTGTAGGCGATGAGGTCATTATAACGGGTGTTGTTGGGATGGTACAGATTAACAACCGTTCCCTATTGGTAGGCTCAGTTACGACCAACACGTTTACAGTGACGGACCAGTCAGGCACAAACTTAAACAGTACAGGCTTCTCAGCATACGCTTCTGGCGGGACGCTTGCCAAAGTTTACGAATTAAAAACGCCGTATTTAGAGACGGACTTAGCGGAACTTCAATTTACGCAGAACGCTGATACGATGTACATAGCGCATCAGAATTATGAACCTCGTAAACTCACCCGTTCAGGACACAGTAATTGGTCTTTAGCGACGTATACCCGTACCTTTACAACCACCGACCCTTTTGGGGACGTGTCTACTAAAACCATAACAGGCATCACTCAAGCCAATCCAGCAGTAGTAACCGCAGCAGGCCATGGATTTACTACTGGGGACCAAGTGTGTATCCGAGATGTTGTTGGGATGACCCAAGTTAATTTGGAGCATTACAAGATTGTAGTTATAGGAGCTAATACGTTTAGCCTTCAGACCCTAGCAGGAGCCGCTGTAGATAGTACATCTTATGGGGCGTACACATCAGGTGGTAAAGCTGAAAAGTACGGCGCTACGAACTACCCACGGGCCGTTACGTTTACGGATAATGCACGCCTTATATTCGCAGGTACAAAAGCAAAACCCGAAACGTTTTTTGTTTCTAAAGCCCCAACAAGCACCACCACCAACTACGATGATTTCACCACAGGTACTGCTGATACAGATGGTATGCAATTCACCCTTGCCCCTGTACGAGGCAAGGTGGATGCGATCCAGTGGCTTACCAACTCGGATAAGTTTATCTTGGCAGGGACTTTTGGGACAGTTCGACGCATCTACGGGTCGTCACAAGAAGAACCAATAACCCCTACCTCCATAAATGCTAAGGCAGTAAACACCTACGGCGCAAAACTAACCCGCCCTGTCACCGCTGGGAACAGTATTTTCTACATACAGCGTGGCGGTAAAGTGCTTCGTTCATTTGAGTACGACTACACGGTGGATGGGTATGTTAGCGAAGACAGAAACATCATCAGTAAGCATATTACTAACCGGGGGCTGGCTCAGATTGTTATCCAGCAGGGCGACCCCGATATCATTTGGGCGGTGCGTACCGATGGCGTACTGGTAGGTATGAGCTACAACGCTAAGGAACAAAAGGCGGGATGGCACAGGCAGGTATTTACTGACGGTAAAGTACTCACTGTAGGTGTTATGCCACGAGAAGATAACTACGACCAGCTATGGGTTGTGGTAGAGCGGGTTATTAACGGGGTCACTGCCCGTTATGTGGAGTATTTTACAGACTATGTTATTGATAACGATCCACTAGAATATTACCGAGAAGCCGCTACAGAGACGGCAGATATTGACCTGTTCAATAACGACCTGTACGAGTCGAAAAAGCAGGAGGTGTATGTAGACGCTAGCCTGTCGTATGATGGAACATATGTTACAACTCTTACCCCCGCAGCGGGCTGCACTACTGTAGGCACTACCAATGTAACTTTTACGGCAGGAGCCGCTACTTTCGATGCGACTATGGTTGGTCGAGAACTATGGAAGAACTACGATATCGCAGGTGGGGGCGGTGGACGAGCATTAATAACTGGGTACACTTCTAGTACGGTAGTACAATGCACTATACTGAAGGCGTTTAATTCAGCAACCGCTATGGCTGCGTCTGGGTGGAGGCTGACCACAAATACTATCACTGGGCTGCACCATTTAGAAGGTATGTCAGTACAAATACAAACCGATGGCGCTGTAGTAGACACAACGATAACCCCTAAGACAGTCTCTGGTGGGGCTGTAGTGTTGGATTCACAAGCCAGCGTTATCCACATTGGTATCTTTCAAAGAGGCATTATTGCAAGCTTACCCTTAGACCAAGGCGGAGCAACGGGTCCTGCAGTAAACAAACAGAAAAACATCCGGTCTATCGCTATGCGCTTTGTTGCCTCTGGCGGTACGAAGTATGGGATGACCCCTTATGAATTAGAGACCTTTCGCTTTAGAGAAGGGGACTCGGTTATTGATAGGCCAGCGCCCTTACTGACGGGTCTTGTGGAGCAACATTACCCAGATAGCTGGGATCAAGATAAGCATTTTTATATTGTGCAAGAGTTGCCTTTACCGTGCCAAGTAATTGGCGTAGATACTTACTCGGAGACATCGGATGACTGATATGCAGTTCGTCAAGTTTGAGCAATGGCACCTGTACGGGATAGAAATCCGACACCCGGAAGCAGAGTATATTGAGGTAGCAAAACTGACTGACGAAGCGAATATAGCTTTGGCAACAGTTATGTGTGGTGGATTGCCTGTAACGGTAGTCGGGCTAGCTATGATACGGCCTGATGTGTACGAAGTCTTTGTCATACCCACAAAAAACCCACCTACTAAACCGATAGCATATGTGAAGCAGATGCGCTCGTGGTTACGATGGATTGTAGATACTTACAAACCTGCTAGAATACAAACAGCTGTGTTACCCGACGTTTATGAAAGTAAGTGGATTACCACGCTTGGTTTTACACAGGAAACCGCTGTCCCAATGGTAAACTATGGCGGATTCGGTCACAACTACCACATGTGGGCGTACAAACTATGATATCGAACTTCTTGCAAAACCTCTTTGGTGGACTGGCCAGTAACGCAGGTACCGCTGGTAAGTGGGCAGGTATTGCGCAAGGGGTAGAGTCTATTGCCTCTGTTGTATCCGGCATATCGTCTATGCGTGCCAGTAATGCAGAAGCACAAGCAATTCAACAACAGTCCATTATCCAACAGCACGAAGCAGCTTTAGCCTCTTTCCAAAAACGACGGGAGATATTGCGTGCCCAAGCGACACAAGCTTCGCTGTACGGTTCTAGCGGGGTTACTATGGAAGGCACCCCTATGGTGCTTCTTGAGGAAACCCAAAACTTGGGCCAACAAGAATTGAACATGATGGCCAGCCAGAGCAAAGCATATCAGAATCTGTATACTGCTAAAAGCAAGCAGTATAAGTCTTCAGGGCGCAATGCGTTGTTCGGGTCTTTTTTAGGTGGCGCATTAGGCGGCGTGTCTACCTATGCAACCGGTCTCCGTATGGGTCTATACGGGTCTAAAGTAAAAGCCCCCACGTTACCCATTGCACCTACTCCGTAAGGTAAGCTATGCCTCGCATCCCACAATACCAACAAGATAAACTAGCCTCTTCCGCCGTAGGTACTGCGGGGGTGGATAATTCTGGCGCACAGCTAGCCAATACGGTTGCTTCTGCTGCCGGTAATGCTAGCAATCAACTACTGTATTTGGGCGGGCAACTTAAGCAGGAAGAATATCGGCAGCAGCAACAGGTGCTAGCGGTACAGGCTGCGCAGAAGAAAATGGCAGATGGCGTAAGCATTGCCCAACACTCCGCAGCCGTGCAAGCGGCTATGGCTGAAGCGAATAAAGAATTACAGATCGCATATGCTAGTAACCCTAATGACATAGCGAAAGCCATCCCCGTACAGGAAGCAGAGATACTTGCTAGGTACACTGAGGAAAACGGGCTTAACCCAGAAGTAGCTGCTGGCGTTACAAAAAGCATATACAACACACAAAACGAGCGTATAAACAAAGGCTCCTCATGGGCAGCGCAGCGTAATACGGATAACGTAAAAGCTTCGCTAGATTCTATGGTGGACAGCGCACGTAAACAGGCCGCTACTGTTGGGTCAGTGCAAGGTGTTGTGGATTTGTTCGATGCGCCTTCTAACCCTTTTAGAGCCAACCAAGAGTCGATAGTAGCTGCTGTTGGCCTAGAAAAATACAACGACATGATTCGTACAGGTAAAACTCATGCTATCGAGGATTACCTCAATGCGCTGGCGCTTACTCCCGAAGGCTTGGTACAGATGAAGGCGGAATTAAAAGACCCGTCTATTTTCAAGCATCTAAATGCAACCGACGCAGCACAGATGCACCGTACATGGCAGTCCTTCTACAGCCGCCAACAAGCAGAGCAAGAGAGGATTGTTAAAGTAGATAATCGAAATGCGTTGACGGATTTACTTATTTCATTAGACCCTAGCCAGCCGTTATCCCCGTCAGATAAAAGAGACCTCGGTAAAAAGATTGTATCCTTGGGCGGGTCTCCCTCCATGGCTAAAGCATACGCAGAAAAACCAGAGGCGGCACAGAAAGCGCAAGCTAGTAAACAAGAAATACTAACTAGAAAAGCGCAAAGAGAGACGAATAGCCAGATTAAACTACAAGTACAAGAGCGGGTAACGTTAGCTACCCGTTCGTATGAGGATGCTAAAACACTGGCTATTGATAAAAAGCCGGGTGCTTCAGCTAAAATCATAGATACTTATGAAGACGTATACCTAGCCAACGCCTCCCACTTTGCTTTGCACGGGACGGATATGCCGGGGTATAAAACAAAATTAACTGTACTATCAGCGATGTACAAACTAACCGAAGGCAAAAATCCTGAGCAAGTATTTAACGTGTTTAAAGAGCAAGACCAGTTTTATAAACGTTTATCCCCAGACAAAAACCTTACGGGGTACCAACGAGTTCAGTGGAACGAAGGGGTATCAAAGCTGTGGGTAGACTACTCCAACAAGAAAAACCGTACCTTGGATAACCACAAGGTGGAGGTGTACCGTGCTAGTCTGACTAACATGATAAACGGCGCTCCTTCAGCACAGCCACCTACGAAAAAGGGTAAGTAATGGAGATCGATACTTCAGGATTAGTCATACCTACTTTTGATGACGAGGAAGGACAAGGTGCTGCGCCTACTCCACCTCCTGCAACGAACCCAGAGACAGGGTATGTGGATACTTCCAATATCCAGAACGACCCGTTTAAGGTAGCCACAGAGGCTATGAATGGAACGCTTGGCGCTATTGGTGCATCGTGGCGTGTCGGGCAAAATGATGTTGTTAGTAATACGGACGCTTTGAACGCTATGCTTAGCAACACTACCGCTGAGCAGGATAAAGCGCATTTTTTAAATAACCCCATAGACATAATGGCTTCTAAAGACAGAGATACAGTTAGTGCGTACACCACTAATTTTTTTACTAAAGGGCTTAGCTCTGCGGTATCGTCATTGGCGATGTTTGGTGCAGCGCAAGGAGAGGCCGCAAAGACAGGGATATTTTACGGGGCCGTTGCTCAGTCACCCGCTATGGCTTTAGGGGCTGAATCCGCTGGTGTAGGGCTGGTAGCTGGGGTACCTCTTTTTGTAGGGGGTTTTAAACTGGGTACAACGGTAGGTACCTATAAGTTTTTTACTGAGCAGTATGCTGCCGCAGCGTATAAAACAGGCATCTCTCGTGGCATGTCTAAAAACACAGCACGGGTAACGGGTGCGCTTGTTGGCGGAATACAGGCGGCAGTAGAAACAATCCAGCTTGGCATGTTTGAAAACATGACTAAACAAGCGGCTGTTGACGTATTGAAATCAAGAACCTTTCAAGAAGCTATAAAACCAGTACTTAAAGGGTTCCTCATGGATGCCTTGCCAGAGTATGGCGAAGAGGTAGTGCAGCAGCTTGTTGAAGAGATGGGTATGGCCATCCCCGGACTTATGGAGTCTGGTATGGTAGAGAAGTACACCACGGAAGTACGGGGTGATGGTACCAAAGAAACGTCACAGGACCGTATGACGGCTACTATGATAGACAGTATCCTCCCCACACTACTCCTCACTGGCGGCTTTAAGGGCACTGGTGTTGCGGTAGGTGCTGCGGGTAAACAAACGGCCAAGGCACTCAACATAGATGGGAAGAATCCCGTAGAGCTGCTGCAAACCATACGCCAGAACTTGGCGGATTTAACGGACCAGAATCTGCCTACAGTAAAAGCGACACAAAACCCAACTACTGGGGTGTTTGAAGTTACCCTATCGACCAGCCCAGCAGAACAGGCAGCCTTGGCGCAAGGCGAGTCTGCCAATGTAAACCAGCCTTCCGCTACTCCCATAGAGCAAACTACTTTGGGAGATTTGACAATAGGGCAAGTACTTGACTCACTTATGCAGCCTGCCCAAGGGACGGTGCCTACGACTGGTCAAGAAATATTGCCCGCCGCTGGCACCTCGTTGGTGCCGACTACAGGTACTGCTATGACGGCAGCTCCTGCGGTTGTCGAAGGACGAGTAGTTGGTAGAACTAATTTAGAAGAGGCGCAAGCACTAAGCCCCGTAGAGCAAACTGCTTTAGTGAACCAACTAGATGCGGATGTGCGTGCGCTCAAACGTGAAGAGCGTTTAATACAGCGCCAAGTAGAGAAAGAAGCCAATGCAGGTAGTAGAAGTACTAAAGGCTATGAAAAACTGGCGGCTATAACCGAAGCTCGAATGGCCGCAGAAGCCGATTTAGAGATTGTTAAACAAGGCACGCTTACTCGAAATCAAGTCGAGGGTGAGAGCGGTAAGATACCTATGAAGAAGCTGGCTAAGGTAGTGGACATGGCTCGAAAAGCTATGGCTAAAGGTGAAGCAGCATTGGCTAAAGCAGAAGTTGCCTTCCAGAAAAAACTAGATAGTACGGTTGTTAAAGGCGAAGTTGCTGCGGCTAAGGCAGAAGCTAAAGGCGTGCGCCAAGGGAGTACGGATACTCGTGCAGAAATAAAAGCTGCTCAGCAGTTATTGAAACAAATCATAAACGCAGCACCGATATCCAAGCAAGATCGAAACGCCTTGTTGGCGCAAGTCACTAACGTCACAAGCACTAAGACATTGGATTCTACCTTCTTAAAAATAAATGAGCGGGTAGCCGATAAGGTAGCTAAGAATAATAAAAAAGCACTAGAAGAGCGAATCGACAACGCCCTGTCTGCGGCTAAGACACGACGTGCTGGTAAGTTCTCTGTAGGTACTTTGCCTGCTGATGTGCAAGAGAAGCTTATGCTGTTTAAGTTGTATAACAAAAACGAGTTAGCTCGTGATGATGCTATCAACGAGTACGAAAAAGCAGAACAGGCGTACCAAGACGGGACTACGGAAACAGAGCCTACGTCCGCACAAGCTGTTAAGTACGCTATGGCGGTCCTTGCTCGCAATGCAGAAACGGCAAGCCTCCCCCAGTTGGAAGGTATTGTAACCGATTTAGAGAACTTGGTAATTGATGGTCAGCAACGTATGGAGGCCATGGCCTTAGAGCGCAAAGCACGCCAAGATAGTAACCGAGCTATAGCACGAGATGCAGTTAATAAAGACTGGACCTATACCGGATCCCCTAGCAAACTAGGCCAACTAAAACAGTTGTTGGAAGCGGTGTTTTATAGCGACCAGCAATGGATGAACTTTCTTGAAATGCTGGGTATGCCAGACGGCTTCCTCGACAGGATTGAATCTATCCACACCTATGAAGCCAACATGCAGGCCACTACCGCAGATATGGTGGACCACTGGAACGAGGCGCTTGCTTCCGCTGGCGATACCAGAGACGTAGTAACCAAAGGGTTAGAGGATAGTGGTGTACGTATTACACTAACCTACACAGATACCAACGGGCAGCCAACTAAGCGGACGTACAGTAAACCGGAGTGGCTTACGGTGTATGCCCATTTAAAAGCGGCTGAGATGAACACCAAGGCGGCTAATGCAGTAGCAGCCTCTGGGTGGACCAACGATTTAAAAGAGCAACTAGAAGGCAAGCTAACCCCCGCAGATAAAGCCCTCGTTGATGCCACCTTTGAGTTTAACGATGCGTATTTTGAAGATAACAACGATTGGCACAAAGAAAAGACTGGCGTACCTATGGTGTACGAGCAGCGGTATGTACCGCAGCAGCGTGAAGGCCGAGACACACACGTCAGCCAGATAAAACGTATTCGTATGGATTCTGCCCTGCCTAAATCTTCCTTATCTCGTACGGCGGATTCAGAGCAAGGGTTACGGGTATCTAACTTCTATACAACTCAAATGGCCCACATTGACGAATGGGAAAGCAAAAAGGCCAAATGGGACTTACGAGAAGACGTTACCGATGTTATTGGGGATGGCAAGTTCCGCTTGACTATGGAGCGTCGGTACGGTCCACAAGTCCTTGGGTTGCTAGACTACGCTGCCGCTAATACCGTCACTCACCAAGCTACTGAAACCAACCCTACAGACAAACTCATCACCCACATGCGGGGCCGTATTGTTGTGGCTAAACTGGGAGGCAAGTTTTTCTCTACGTTGGCAAAGAACTTTGGGTCTATTGTTACTTATGGGGTAAACATCCCGTTACATAAATGGCCGCTGTACACTTTAAAAGCACTAGGTAACTTGAAACAAAACAGCACAGAACTACTGGCTAACTCCCCTATTCAAAAAGCTCGTGTAACCAAACAATCTGCTGAACTAGCGGCTGCTGTATCTACACGAGATTTAAACCTGTTTAAGCGAAGCGCCTCAGTATCAAACTTCCTGATGGGTGCGTACACTATGCAGGATAATTTTAACGTCTTGGTTGGTGGCGGTGCCCTTAATGAGTATCTGAAAGAGACGCAACCAGAGCTGACGGAAAACCAGCGACTGCTTGCAATAGAATCAATAACTATCGCTACACAGTCCTCAAACTATGCTTCTGAACAAGGCCAGAACGAAGGTCGATCAGCAATGCATAAGTTGGCCAGTATGTTCATGGGGCAGCAACGCCAATTAAAATCTCATACGGATGCCGCTATGGTGAAGTTTTTTAAATCGAAAGACAAAAAGAAAGCGGCTGGCGAGTTTGCAAAAGCGGTGCTCGTGTACCACATACTGCCCGCAGTGCTGTACCAGATGGCTGCTAGTGGCGTGACGTTGTTATTCCCACCAGATGAAGATGACCCTAACCGGATAAAAGACGAGGCATGGAAGTTAGTACGAGCAGGTGTTTTAGGAGCGCTCAATGGCGGGTTCATTCTTGGTGAAGCACTAAACACTGCGGCTATGGCAATAGAGTACGACAGTACTAAAGATAAGATTGGTATCAGCACGGATTCTTGGAGACAGTCTTCCAGAGGGCTGTCTTTGCTTACAAAAGAGTTTGGTACCGACCTATGGGATGTCCCTATAGCGTTTAATGAGTATCTACAAAACATGGAAGTCGATAGAGAGCAGCTTATAAAAGATATTGAAGCAGGCAACTTTACGGCAGCGCAAGACCGTACGGATAAAGCCCGTAATAAACTAATACTGAAAACGTTGCAAGCAGCAGACATCTTTGGTCTGCCTGATGCGCTATCGAACAGTACGTTAATACCAGAAGCCCTAGAACAGAAAGACCCATATGGAGCGCTGTTGGCTTCGCCTATTGGTGGGTACCCACGAAGCGTTGTTAAAGCCCGTTGGGAGTACGCTAATGCGCACACCCCAGAGAAAGAGATTAAGCGTATAGAGCAAGGCAAGATGCCCATGCAGCAGCAAGAAGATAGCACCAATGTTATCAGTGATTTACAGGACCAAGTAGACGTTGTAGAATCAGAGAACGATGCGTTAAAACAGGAAAACGCCGATTTACAAAACGCAGCGGCGGATTCAGTGCCTGTAGACTCGCTTGATAACATGCCCCAGTTTGACGCTACAAGCTTACCAGTTAAAGGCCAATAGATATGACACTTCAAGATACTGCTAGAGTCGTACGAGCCACGGGTAACGGGTCGACCAATTACTTGGACTTTACATTCCGAGTGTATGCTACTACCGATATTCAGGTGTACGTCGATGGGGTATTGAAGACTATCAGTACAGATTATTCAGTTACTCTCACTGAAGGCGGACTGACCGGGGGTCGAGTAACGTTTGTTACTACGCCTACAAATGGTCAAGCATTAATCATACAAGGCAGTTTAGCCCTTACCCAAGGGGAATCGGTCAGTATTGAAGGCAAACTACCGGCAAAAATTATTGAAAACGCTTTAGATCGTACTGTCATATTGGTGCAGCAACTCAAAGGGGAGGTAGACCGCTGTCTTAAAGTGGGTGTAAGCCAAAGCACCACTTTGAGTACAACTATAGGCAGCATAACTCCTGTGGCAGGGTATGCCTTAGTAGTTAATAATACTGCGGATGGGTTTACTTTATCTACGTCGTCTTTCACTACAGCAGTTACTGCTGCGGCTGCTTCCGCTACAGCAGCGGCTACCAGTGCCACTAGCGCTAGTAGTTCAGCAACAAGCGCAGCTACGTCTGCCTCTACTGCAACTACCCAAGCTACTAATGCTAGCGCATCTGCAACTGCTGCGGCTGCATCTGCTGCTGCTGTAAACCTACGGACTATTAATGCGCAATCGGGCAACTATACAGTACTGGCTACCGACAGAAACAAATTAGTAGACTACACCGGCTCTGGCGGCCACACATTCAGCTTAACAGCAGCAGCTACACTAGGAACTGGTTTTGAGTTCCACGTTCGTAATAGCGGTTCCGGCAGTGTAACCCTTGACCCTAATGCTTCTGAAACAATAGACGGATCCGCTAGTATTGCGCTGTCTGCTAACCAAGCGATTGTATTGGTATGTGACGGCTCAAACTGGAAAGTAACCCAATCACGAGGCTATGGCGCTGGGGCGGGTACGGTTACTTCAGTATCTGCTTCTAATGGTGTAGGTACTTTATCTGGTTCAGCGATTACAGGTTCTGGCCAATTAATTGGTGCTACAGGCTTTACTTCAAAGAGCGCCAACTATACCGTTTTAGACACTGACAGAGCCGTCATTATCGACTGTACTGGTACGTTTACCTTGTCGTTTAGTGCAGTAGCTACGCTTGCCATTGGTTTTTATTGTTGGGTTGTAAACAAAGGCACCGGCGTAATTACGTTGGACCCAAACGGTTCTGAGACCATCGATGGCTCAACCACCATAACTGTTTATCCTGATGAGTCATTTATGGTAGCCGCTACTGCTGCCGGTATTTTCAGAACTGTAGGCCGCAGACCGCTTACCGGGTTACCTCTTCTGTACGGTGCCCCTTCTGGTGCAGCAACCGTGGATATCGCTGGTGCCACCTATTTTAATAGTAGCTACGACGTACTAGAACTGCATTTATATAACATAGCTGTCGCTACAGACAGTGTCGATATTTGGGCTCGTGTATCGTTGGATAACGGTAGTACATGGAAGTCGGGTGCGTCCGACTACCGGTATTCGGTACGTGCAGGCTATACGGATAACTATGGCGGCTCAACAGGGGATTCAAAGATAATTATTGCTGGCGGTATCACTAACGCCAAGGTCGGTAACAGCACCAATGAAAATGGCGGTCACATAATCCTGCGGCTTTACAACCCTAACCAAGCGTCGACCCCAAAAATGATAAGCGCTACAGGTCACTACTGTAGAGATTTTGACGGCGTACCTGAGACCTTCCAAGGGTCAGGACAATACGTCGGCGCTACCTCTGCTGTAAACGGCATTCGTATCTTGGCCTCGTCAGGTAACATATCCATGACTTATGCCCTGTATGGAAGGAAGCTTATCTAATGATTAGAGTTGTTAATGGCGTTGAGGTTACAATGACCGATGCGGAGGTAACTGCTTTAGCAGCGGACCGTGCTACTGAGGCGGCTAAAGACAGTCGTACTACAGTTGAAAAGATACGAGAAGCTTTCCTGCTACTTCCTTTAGATCGGCGCTTGGCTCGCTATGATTTAATTACGCAGGGTCTTGTGTCGTTACAGCAAGGCGACTACGAAATAACCACAGCCTTGGTTGTTGGCTTCACACCCGTCAACGCTGCTGAAACAACGTTTATAAATACCGTAAAAACTATTTTAGGTATCGCATAGAGAAGGGATTCGTCATGAAAGTAATTGCTCAAACCCCAACCATTACCGCAGGAGCCTACGCTGCTGGAGATGCTATCGGCGGATTATTAACCTTTGATATCGGGGATGGATCCAGTATCAAAACAGCCCTGTTAAAATACCTGACCTTGGTAGATAATGCTGCATCTCCTGTTAGCGCAGACGTAGACCTGCACTTGTTTACAGACTCGACCATGGCGGTAGCGGATAACGCACCCCTGACATTCAGTACGGCTAACGTGGCTGCTGGTAAATATTTGGGTAAAATAAACTTCGTTGCTGCCGACTATGCGTTGGTAGAGATGGCTACTTCCGGTGCTAAAGCTTGTACCTACAATACCGTCGATAGACTATTGCCTGTTACTAATGGAAAAATCTACGGCCAACTACAAGCCAACGCTACACCTACCTATGGCAGTACTACACAGCTTATTTTGGTTACTCATTTTGCGGACTACGCCTAATGTCTCCTGTACAGATTCCAAGCCGTGCTCTTCTGGCAGCGCTGCGCAGAGGCAGCACATCAACACCCTCCTTCAACCCACTTACAGATATTCCAGACTTGTATAGTTACTATGATGTAGCCATGACTAGCGGGTACTCGACTTCTGGTGGCGGGATTATTACCGTTAATGATATGACGGGTAACGGGCGTAATCTTGTAGCTAACCAGACCAGCAATATTGCTGTTGGTACAGGTATTAACGGCCTAAACTCTCTGTTATTTACCCCTGCTAATATTGGCGGCGGCCCTTATGTAAGCGGAGCTGACGGTGTGCCTTCCGGCGGGGATTATACTTACTTTGCTGTTATCCAGATGTCCGAATGGTCTGCTGGTAACATTATGCACAATGGTGCTGCGGGGCGTGATGTAGGCTTAAACTATAACCCTACCTTTGGTGTCGGCTCAAATATAGGGGGCGTTAATGGCGACGGCGACTATACCAGTCAGCCCTACGTCAACAAAATGGTGATGACTCGCTACCCTATGATCGTATCGGTGCGCCATAAGGTCAGCACGCAACGCTTAGAGTTCAGGCTTAATGGGGTTGTCACAGGATACAACCCTTATGTAGGATCTGCTTTTACAGGGACTGACTTAAGAGTAGGGGCTTGGGGCAATGATATCTTTAACGGTAAAATTAGTGCTTTCGGTTTCTGTAGCTCGTCATTAAGTGATGCTGATTTAGAGGACGTAGAAGGCTACCTTGCGGCTCGCTATAACATATACCCGATCCTATTAGCCCTTGGCGGGGATTCTCGATTAGGCGGTCAAGGCGGGTACTCTGATATTAGCGGTGGGACAGACTGGTATTTAGGTGCTGGGAATTATAACACTTCTTGGCAAAACCCTGCATTTAGGCTTGGCAACTACTGCTACCAAAACGCTCCAAGCACCAATGTTATGGTTATGTGGTATCCATTCTTTGGGAAAAACAACACCACCATTGATTCTTACCTAACCACTACGCTTGATGCCACGTCCTTTGGTAATCTGGTTACGCAAGCCCACTTCATTGGTTATGGCGGCGTTAATGATAGCGGTACTGCTTCTCAGATAAGAGACGGCGCTTATACTATTGTTGCTAACAGAAAAGCTACGGGTAAGTATACTTATGTAGGCCATGCCACAATACCTGTTGCTCAATCTACTGTAGTTACGACCAAACTGTTAGCCGCTAACGCCTTAATTACAGACCTTTCAAACGCCGACTTTATTGTACCTGCAGGTGAAACAGCTCACTTATCAGCCGACGGTGATTATAATGATACGGCTTATTATAACGGCGATAAGCTACACCTTGTTAATGCTGGTTCAAGTTTAATGGGCTTGGCCAGTTATAATGCTATTCATACAAAAGGTATTATCTAATGCCTTTACCAGCCGTAAACCCTACGCATGACTACTTCGGCGCTGTTGCTATTTTGTTAGGGATAGTAGCCGCTGGTGCGCCATGGGTTAAGAGTATGATTGATGCTCGGATCGCAAGGCTTGAAAAAGAACTAGACCGCTACGGGCAACTGGTACTAGAGCTGACCAGAGAAAACGCCATTCTTAGAGAACGTATAAACGTTTTAGAGAAAGCCGCTATATGACTAAGCGGTGGTTATCTAAGTACATTACCCAAGAAGAGTTTGAGCGCTCCAGTATCGCTGTGCGCAATGGATTAATTAATAAAATGAACGAAGCGCAATTGCTTAATGCTAAACACCTTTGTACAACGGCTATTGATGTTATTAGAAACTTTTACAAAGCGCCTGTCTTTGTTACGTCAGGCTTTCGTTCTGATACTGTTAATCGCTTGGCAGGTGGCGCTATCAATAGCCAACATGTTAAAGGTGAGGCAATAGACTTTACTGTTAAAGGGGTCTCTGTAAAGAAGGTTTTTGATGATATCCGTAACGGTTTAATACCTATTGAGTTTGACCAAGTGATCGATGAGTTTGGGGTTTGGGTTCATCTATCCAAGAAAACCACTGGCAATAGAAACACCGCTCTAAAAGCACGCAACGAAGGTCAAGGGACGAGGTACGTTAAAGTAGAGAAGGGCTAAGCATGACAACCTACTCAACCCCTGATAAGTTCCAGCAGCCACTACTAAGATACATTGGAGATGGGCAATTCTTCCTGCAAGAAGACTATGTGTTTGAGTGGGTTAAAGGTCCTATCTGTCGCAGGATTACAATCCTTGCAGGCATGGAGTACGACAAGGCAAGTGTCCCTAAACCGTTTTGGGGGCTAGGCTTTACCCGTGATGGCGAGTGTGAAGCCGCTGCTCTCATCCATGATGTCCTATGTAGACAGCAGTACATCCCTAAGTCTACTGGCAGTTATCAGCGTAGGGTGTTTAGCCCTGACTTAAAACAGGACTGGGTAGTTGATACCTCCAAGTGGGATGCTGGTGAGATTCATGAGTTATACCGCTGGATGTGCACCCTTGGCGGTATGCCTGGGTGGAAAGCTGGCATACAGAAAACAGCACTAACGCTATGGCCACCACTTGCTTGGCGCTTAAGATAACACCTCCACTGGACACACCCTTGCCCCGCCTCCCCTTGCGGGGCTTTTTTTTTATGTCCCAAGGAACAATCGTGCGCCTGCTTCTGCTATAAGCACGGCATCGCTAGTATGCAGCGTAGTAGCTAGTGAAGGAAATATCTGGTGAGAGAGCTTTTGGCCTAAGCGTTTACGCTCCGGGTAAGGGCTCTTGGTAGGGTAACGTAGCCCTACCGCTTTCTGCCATTCCTTGGGCGGGGTAAGCACCATAGGGATTCCTAGAGCAACCAATACCCCTTGTAGAAAACCGAAGTTCTCCATAAAAGTACCCGCAGACACTATCCCTTGGCCATGCATTACACCGACCTTCTCTATATAGGCACGGCAAGGTATGCCGCAGTAGTCGCTCAGATACGAGGCAATTTCTAACCGAGTCATCTTGGATAGTGAGGTCAGCTCTACCGTACGAGAAGGCAGCGTCATGACCGCTATAGCGCCGTTGGCTCCGGGGTCAACCCCTATTATGTACATAAACCCTACTTTCTATAACGAGTGGCTGTCCACCCATCGCATCCTAACGGTACGTCTTGTGCCCACGGGGGAAGCGTAGTAAGCGCTTGCTTAAACTTATCAAGGGTTTTGTCAGGGTCCCCTATAGTCTGTTCAGCAATAGCTTCGTCATGTACGTGCATAACGATATCGAACCCCCGTTCGGTTGCCACCAACATACCGTGGGCGAGCAGGTCTCGGCTAAGCGCTTGGATTATGTTCTCTAACAGCTTACCGCCATAGGTAGATACCATGCAGTATATTTTGCGAGACGTGCCTTCTAGCATACGAATCCCCCAGTAGTTTAGTATCTCGGTGTCTGTTCCCCAAGGGGTGGTGCCTATATGGATACTGGGGTTGTAGTACCGTATTACGCCTCCAGAGGGAAGGTGAAAGCACAGTACGCCTTTATCAAACGAGTAGTACCCCATGGCCCACGGTACACTAGGCGTTGATTTACACCCCGGAAAACGGACGGCATGGATAGCTGCTTCCTCTAATGCCGCCCATGTAGCAACAATGTTTGGGTTAGCTGCTCGCCAACGTTGCTTAATAACATCGGCTGCAAGCGCCGCCTCTTCAGATAAAACGAAGTCTCCCGTAGCTGATTTAAGATATTGAGCACAAGCACTTTTTGCACTGCGCTGTTCATACTCATCAGCGGTTGGCCATATCAAAAGGTACACACTGTTCATGTCTAGTCCGTACCCTCTGGCTGCATTACCAAAAGCGGCTATGCCACCGTTATAGCCAAGGAATAAAGTAGATACTTTTCCTACCTGACGTTCCTCTTGGTGGTCTGTTTTATTTACGGGCCTACCATATATTTTTTGGGCAGCTAAACAGTACACATCATCTTTGTTGTGAAACGCTGCTAATGTGCCTGCTTCGCCACAAAACCATGCGTTTACTACAGCTTCTACGGAGCTGTAATCCACCACGTGTAACTCTTTACCGGGAGCCGATATAAACAGCCCACGGATAGCAGACGAAAAGGTAGCCATCGTCTCTGGGTACTTGGTAAAAAAAGCTTCGGCAGATAGGGTTTTTATATCGTCTATGATGGCGTAGCTGTCGCCTTTTCCACGGGGGAGGTTCTGTAATTGGACACCTTCTCCTCCCCAGCGGCGAGTACTGGCAGCATTGAATACAAACGCATCAAATAAACGAGAACCCGTTGTGCGCTCCATAAGGGCGGTGAACTTACCAATCGATGTCTTGGATACCTGTTGTCGTATTTTAAGTGCTTCTCGCACCTCTGGCGTACCAGTGTTTAACTCAAGGAACGCAGCGACTGTAGCTTTCTGTAAATCGGAAAACATATACCCTCTAGCACGACACCATGTTAAGAACGCAGCGGTTTGTGCAGGGCTTTGGACTAACCCTTTAGTAAGTTGTACAAACTGTCCCAGTAGCTGAGCTTTCCGTGTTTCATACAAATCTATTACTCTTACCGCTAAGGCTTTATCGACTTCAATCCCCCTTTGGTTTATCTCTTGATCCATAAACCAGTACCTCTGCTCATCAAAAGACAGGTCATCCAACGTTTCGTCGATGGCTTTAGACACCGCCGTATCTTGGATGCAGTATTTGTGGAGCGCTTCAAAATCCTCTGGGTTTTCTCGCCATATAGAGGGGTCTTTTTTAGTAGGTTTCCTAGGGGCGCACATCCGCTTCATGACTTTCGCCCCCTCAAGGTCTTTTTGGTGGGGGAGACCAAGTGCTTCTGCCATCTCCTCTAAGCTGCGGGGTATGCCATACGCTGTGCCTTTGGCTGCGGTACAACGCCACCGATGTATCGCAATAGGGGGTACACCATATTTGGGTTGCATTACATACCGCCAGATAGCTTGCTCAAAACCCGCATTGTGGGCTACGAATACACACTCTGGGTCGGCTACATAAACCAATAGGTGAGCAAGCCCTAAGTCATCGTCTTTAGACACCAGATAAGAGGTGTCGCCCACAGTATACGCAATACAAAGGACCTCAGTACTTGGGTGTTTAGCGTACACTTCTAGCCCTTGTTTTGTAATGTCTATAAAACTACGGGTTTCAAAGTCGACATACACTCGCATACTGAGGTCCTCTATATTACAACGGTTACTTTTTAGGTTTTTTAACAGGGGTTTCTTCAACCACAGGGGTTTCTTCAACCACAGGGGTTTCTTCAACCACAGGGGTTTCTTCAACCACAGGGGTTTCTTCAACCACAGG